ATTTGTATTGATCGTAGGTAATAGCGGTTCCAGTTTTCACTGACGAAAGTCCGCTCCGGCAAGTCGGTCGGCTGATAGCGCATCGGGAATGAAAAAATGCGGATGTCCAGCTTCTCGTTCAGGTCAATATTGAGCCGCATCCGCTCATAGAGATCAGACGGAGTGTCCTTGAAGTTGTAGAGCATGTAGTTCGATAGATCATGCAGGCCAACTTCATGTGCCATATGAATCGCTGTCTCGTATGCCTTTCTCACACCTAGATGATCAAAAGCGATGCGCAGCGGCCGAATTGCAATAGTAGACATTTCTTCCAGGTACATCTTGTCCTTGCAGAGGATGCGCGCGTCGACGCCCTGATTAAAGTCAACGCGGCGCTGGGCAGCAGGCTTTCCTGGACGACGGAACATGGCCCCCTTTTGGAATCCGTTGTCCCGAATTTCTGCGATGATGTTCCTGTAGTTTGCTGATGCCACGACATTGTTGTCCATTAGCATCAAATCGCGTCTTGGACCGTGACGTTCATCGATAGCTTTGATCAAACCGGTGATGGACTGCGCATCACGCTGCGCTCCCTCCAGCTTTGGCACGCCACAGAAGTGGCATTTGCGCACACAGCCGCGCGAAGCATAAGTGAAGTAGGCATCATGGACCGGATAGGTGTACTGCTCTTTGATCTGATCAAGGATGGAGTAGTCCGGAACCAAGTCTTCAATCGGAGTTCCATTGAAGTCGTCCGAATACAACTCTTCAGCAAAGTCGTCGAGTTGCAGGGACTCGGAGGGGGAGCCTGACAACAATCCGCTGATGAATCGCACACCGCGCCAGCGAGGTTCGGACACGAACTTTTCGTGCATGAGCGATGCCGCAATGCCGCCGACAAAGATCTTGGTGGTGTCTCCCCTAGCAATCGCGACAGCCGAATCAATGGATCTGGAAATCTCCTTCCACTCAAAGGAGAAGAGCGTAGTCACATAGATGCGATCCCAATTTATGCTCAAGACAGATCGATCCGAATCACCCTTGATAAACTTGACGTTGTCTTTCTTGCCATACGGCCCGTGATAGGCCGCGATCTTCATTAGACCAAGCGGGGGATACTTATTTTTGTAACCTGGCTCAATGAGCAGGATGTTCTTGTTTGCCATAGTTCATGTATCCAAGCTTGTTTGCTCTCATTTGTCGTAGCAGCCCTAGTGCTGCATCCGCACCACTGGCCCCGCCATAGCCCTTAAGCGGCCCTTGGTTGGACCAGTCAATGGTGTGCACGAAATCCGATAGTGCGGCGATGAAGTGGTCGAGGTCGCACGTCTGCCCTTTGCTTACTGCTTCGCGGAACAATTCGCCGGCAAGACTCATCAGACAATAAACCCCGATTCCTTTGACCAGCATATGCTGACGCGGATGCTTCCATTCTTCGGGAAGTACCAGTGTTACTGCCTTCCAGAAATCGATCACCATCGAAGCGGTAGTCTGATTCACTTCTTTGTTCGACAGACCTGCTTCGCGCAGGAAGCGACGCGCGGCCTTCTGCATCGTGCGAAGCGATGCTACGCGCAGTGGCCCCGTCGTTCTATTTCCGCCAAGGTCTAGTCGCTGATACCAAGGCGATCGCTGATCTTCGTGCAGTACCAAGGCCAAGAATAGTTCAGGCCGAGCAGCCTTGAGATCATCTTCGACGAGCCTGGCCTCAGTGAAATCCAGCAAACTGCCACTCAAACCCTTAGCCTTGCCATTAATGACACGAAAAATTTCCATTTCCTCTTCGATTCTCAGGCCGATATAGGCCATGAACGCAAAAGGAATCTGGCTTTCACGCAGGTAACCCAGGCGATGCTGGCAATCCACTTGAGCCATAACCGGACCCTTGGCAACATCCACAGTGAGGGATGCACCTGCCGGTCCCTTCTTCAACTCCCATCCCTTAAGGCCAGGACGCAGATTGAACGTCAAAGGAATGGTGCTCGCCCCTGGTTGTTGGATATAGCGTTTGAATTCGAGACTGTGCTCGCGGTGAAATCGGCGTTGGTAACCCTTCCCAGTTACCTCGTCCAGAATATCGGGGAAACTGATCTGACTTAGATCAGCCGCCGTCGCAAAGCCGATGAAGACCTCTCGGTCGCCACAGCATCCAATCTGCCCCACGAAACATAATTGTGTGTTTTTCATCGACGGATATGCATTATTTGCCTGCACTTTACCTCCTTCAGGGGGGGCCGGCAAGCCATAAATATTGGGCTAAAACGCTTCAAATCGTTGTGCAGTCAGCGCGTATTCGTTAAGCAAAGACTCTTGTTGTTCCCACTCCACCGGAAACGGCACCATCAAATCCTTCAGCGTCAGATTCGCTGGCTGGCGGCCATCCAGAATCGCGTCTACGATGTCCGGCGCTAGTAATGCCAGCTTCACAATCCGACTGACAAACGAAGCCCCGATCTTTTCGCCTCTGGCGATATCCTCGATGCAACCGTAGGTGCCGTTTTCAAGCAATGCCTGCCACCGGAATGCCCGGGCCAGCGCCTTGACCATCGTGTTGTCGATAGTCGCCTTCGGCGCAGGGTTGCCCTGCGTGCCATCCGGCAACACGATCACCTTGCGCCCGCCACGCTTCCTGAAGGTCATCGGCACATGGATGGAAACCGTTTCCATCAGGCTGCCTTCTTCAATTCGGGCTCGCGTATGACGGACTGGATCAACTCCTTCATGCCGGCGGTTTTCATATCCACACGGATTCCGGTCGGGCTGACCGTCACCCGATCAATCAGCAACTGAACGATCCGCGCCTGCTCTGCCGGAAACAGTTCACCCCATACAGGCTCGATCGACTGTAGCGTCTGGATCGCCTGCTGGGTGTCTGCCTCAGTGTCCTGTTCCTGAATTTCAAGTACGGCCTGCGCCATCACTTCAGGAGTCTGCAGAATTCTGCGCACCTGGCCCACTACAACCGCCTCAATTTCTCCGGCCGGCACACGCGCTATCGCGCAGGCGTCCTTGCCGACCTTCATTGATGCCGTATTCACGTAGTATCGGTAGTGCTTGCCATTTTTCACCGTAAAGCTTGGCGTCATGGCCCAACCGTCGTCGGCAAAGATCAGTCCTTTTAGCAGTGACGGCGCCTGACTTGGCCTGTTCTGCCGCGCCCGCTTGTCTGCGTCACGCCGACCCAGCATCTCCTGAGCTTGCTCCCACAATGCCCGATCGAGAATCGGCTCATGCTCGCCGGGATAGTGTTTTCCCTTGTAGGCGGCAACGCCAATGAATACCGGATTCTTGAACAGTTTGTAGAGGTAGCCCTTGTCGATCAGTTTTCCGGCGCGCTGCTTCTCCTTGATCGTTGTCCAGGATTTGGTTGTCGCTCCTTCGGCTCGCAGTTCGTGAGACAGCGTTGTGATCGACCCCAGGGCGATGTACCGCTCGAAGATTCGTTTGACCAGTCTGGCCTCGACGGCGTTCGGCACCAGCTTTCGTTCAACGACATCGTAGCCAAGCGGTGGCATGCCGCCCATCCAGATTCCCTTTGCACGGCTGGCTGCGATCTTGTCACGCACCCGCTCACCGCCGAGTTCCCGCTCGAACTGGGCGAAGGACAAGAGAATGTTCAGTGTCAGCCGCCCCATCGACGTGGTCGTGTTGAACGACTGCGTGACCGAGACAAAGGTCACCTTGTGCTCGTCAAATAACTCCACCAGCTTCGAGAAATCCGCCAGAGAACGCGACAGACGATCAATCTTGTAGACCACGATGACATCGATCAGTCCTTCCCGTACATCATCCAGCAGGCGCTGCACGCCAGGCCGGTTGAGCGTGCCACCCGAGAATCCGCCGTCATCGTAGTTGTCGCGCAGCGCCACCCATCCTTCTGACTTCTGTGACGTGATGTAGGCGTGGCAGGCATCCCGCTGTGCATCCAGCGAGTTGTAGTCCATGTCGAGACCTTCCTCGGTTGACTTGCGCGTGTAAATCGCGCAGCGCATTTTCCGGATAACCGTCGTCATGCGTAACTCCGTGCCGAGCGCAGACCGAAAAATGCCCAGCCATTCCAGATCGTGCCAGTGATCTGCCGGGCGACGTGCGACAACGAGTCGTAGCGCCGGCCCTGAAATTCAAAATGATCTGGCTGAACGATGACCTCGTAGGGCGTGCCCTGCCATTCACGTATCAGTTTGGTGCCGGCGACGGGACGATCATCGGTGCGCCGGCTGCGTACCCGCTTTTTGCCCCCATCGAGTTGCTCACCCAGTAGTTCCAGGCGTTTGACAGTAGCGGCCGGAAGCCCACCGTAGGCAAGTTCCTGCAACCGGTAGGCCAGGCGGTTTTCCAGAAACCGGCGGTTAAAGGGCGGCGGTTCCTTACCGAACAGATCGCGCCAGAGTTGTTTGAGTTCCGGAATCGGGGTGGTTTTCAGGGCCGCGACTCTGGCCAATACCTTGTCAGTCACAGCGTCTCTCCTTTGGTTACCAAGACGTGGTCATGAACGCTCTGTTCGGAGGGACTATCAAGGTCTTTCTGACGTTTCTGCAGACGCAATACGCCGTTGGCCAGGATCATGGCAATAGCGCGCAATGGGGTGATCGATTCGGATGCTGGCATGGGTTTTCCATTCCTGGGCCGGCTGCTTTCTGTACGGCCTGCTATCAGTTCGCGTGACATTGCTGGTTCCCGAAATCTTTTGAAAAAGAATGGTGCAGATTCTGGCGAAATCAGGCGCAGCAAGCCACGAGGACGCAGTAAGGTCGCGTAATGGCTAAGCGGCTAAACTCATACAAAAACGTTTGCAAGCAATGTCCGTGACCGAAAATTTATCGAAATAGTTTCTCGATCTGCTACCAATCGCCACCTCACGCTGCGTTGTTCCGCTGTTGTTCAAAAAGTGCTTGACATGGGTTTTCAAGATCTATATCTTGGCGCCTGAACAACATCTGAACAACGGAGGTAGTGCAAATGGAAAAGCGATTTGTGGCAGCGCTAAGCCGGTCTCAGGGCCGGAACGCATGGGCCGTAATCTTTCGGCACCCGGTTCGGATCGACCCAAATACTGGAAAGGTCGGGGTGCGAGTAAGGCAGGGACTCGGTACCGCCGATGAGGGTGAAGCCGATCAACTAAAAGAACAACTCAACCAGTTGCTTGCCGACGAGGGCTACTGGAACCCTTCCGCCAGGAGCGAGGCCGAAAAGCGGTTCCACCGCCGGGTTGTCGAGATATTCTTTCATGGCATGGAGCCCGAGGAAAACGACTTCGGGGCCATCCGCGAATCAATCATCGCGCTGCCGACCGCCCAAAACTCAGAATACAGGCGCGCGCTGCTTCTTGGTACCACCGGTGCGGGCAAGACAACTTTGCTGAGGCAGTTGATTGGGACTGACCCCGAGTCGGAGCGATTTCCGTCCACATCAACGGCAAAAACCACAGTACATGAAACAGAAGTCGTTCTGGCCCCTGGCCCATTCACGGCTGTCGTCACATTTTTCCCTGTGGATGAAGTTCGGGAGCACTTGAATGAATGCATTTCCGAGGCAGTGCTTGCTGCCTACGAGGACGACAAGGACTCGGAGATTTTGCGGAAACTCCTGATGCATGTGAATCAGCGATTCCGCTTCAACTACATTTTGGGTAATGGCCCTCAGGCCCCCGGATCGGACGACGATGATGAGGACGAAGATGACGCTCCTGATCTAGTAGAAGCGAACGCAGACGATCAAGCCATTGACTTGAATAGCACCAACGAGTTGTTGTCAAAGTGCCTGACTGCTTTGCGGTCTATCGCGGCGCGGCATGGTGATCAGTTGAAAACTGAGTTGGGCGCCACTGATGAGAAAGATCAGCGCGTTGTCGATGAGCTATTCGAAGAGGAACTTGATCGCCGCTTACGCGAAGACGAAGAGTTTCATCGCGTCAGCGACAACTTGATGGACGAGATCGAACTACGCTTCGCCCTCCTTGACCAGGAAGGGACAGTCCGCCGCAACAAACAAGGATGGCCTCAGTCCTGGTCATGGCAGACCGAAGATCGGGCGGCGTTTATTAAGGCCGTGGCACGGTTCTCGAGTAACCATTCCCCGCGCTTTGGAAGGCTCCTGACGCCGTTGGTCAACGGGGTCCGCGTATCCGGCCCCTTCATTCCAGAGTGGAACGATGGCCATCAGCCCAAGCTCGTTCTGCTGGATGGCGAAGGGCTTGGGCACACGCCAAAGTCGGTCGCGGCGATTTCCACCTCATTGACCCGGCGTATTGAAGCCACGGATGCAATCATCCTTGTCGATAACGCCACGATCCCAATGCAGGCCGCCCCCGTTGCCGCCATGAAAGAGATGATTACATCCGGCAGCGCCAGCAAACTTCTGCTCGTGTTCACGCATTTTGATGAGGTCAAGGGCGACAACCTGCCCAACGCAGCGGCGAAGGAACAGCACGTTTTGGCATCGGCTGAGAATGTCCTGGCTTCGATTGGGGAGGACCTGGGGCCCTTCGCGGAACGAGCGCTGCGCGGACGTTTGAAGGACGCGTGTTTCTTTGTGGGCGGAATTGATGAACACCTGGACGCCGCAAAGAAATCCCAAAAACGAACCATCACGCAATTGCATGCGTTGTTGGCGGCCATAGACGCAATCGTTGAAAAGCCAGCTCCGGTCGACGCCAAGCCAATCTATGACCGCATGAATCTTGTACTTGCGGTGAAAAATGCCGCTGAAGGATTTCACGATACGTGGTGGCCACGCTTGGGTCTGGCATACAAACCAGGGGCCAGCAAAGAGCACTGGAAGCGCATTTGGGCATTGAGTCGGCGCCTTGGAACGCCAGGGTTCGGAGACGAATACGACAATCTCAAGCCCGTCGCAGATCTTCGCAAACAGCTACAGGATCGACTGTATGTTCTGTTGCAGAACCCTCTGCGATGGGATCCCGTTGAACCCACCGACGATGCACACAAGCAACAGGTTTTTGATGAGCTAGCCAAGGCGCTGTCCGCAAAAATGCTTGACCTTGCGACCCGCCGAGTACGTGGCGAACGAATGCCGGAGTGGCAATCAGCCTTCAACCAGTCGGGGCGGGGTTCCAGCTACGCGCGAGCATCCATCATCGGCGAGCGCATCTACGATCGAGCCGCACCAGTACCTGACGTCACCCCATCTCCCGACCGTAATTCATTTCTTCACGAGGTCGCGGCGGTAGTGGAAAGCGTTTGCCTGGAGATGGGGGCGAGCCTGAACTGAGCACTTCGGCGGGAGTTCCGATGAGATTTGTGCGCCCCCTATCCACCGGCGTTGAGTCTCATCACTGCGCCCAGACGGCCCAGTCGCTTGCCCGGTGAGCAAGCGGGCCGTATAGGGGCTAGCGCGTTATTTGTATTGAGGGAGCAAAACAACATGAAGGATATGGAGAACTTCACCCGACTCGTTCAAAAAACGAAGAAGGAAACCCTGCCTCTGCTGAAGCGGTATGTCGAGCTATGTGACACCGTGACCGCCGGCAGCATCGACTGGTCGCAGCCTATCGAGAAAGTCCGAGAATCGATCGTTGCCGCGATGGCAGCGGTCGTCGGCCAGTCCCGGAAGAAATTTGAAGATCGGGCGGAACGCATTTACCTAATGTCCAAGGAGGTCGGTCACGAAGCCGTTCGTTCGCTCGGCAAGGGACTGGTCATTCCGGGCAAGGAGGTGCTGCCCGATGGCCTGGCGCGGATGCTGTGGCTCTATCTGGAAAAGAATGTAGCGTTCATGGATGCCGAGGAAGCTCGGTATGCCATTGAGCACCGGTTGAGTCCGAAGATCTACAGCGGCTTTTCTGGGCCGAAAAATCTTGAGATCAGCGTCACCGATGACAGTAAAAAGCAGTTCGCCGCAAAAATGGCGGCGCTGATGGGTGTTGAGGCAAAAGATATCGCCGTCTCCGACTTCACGCGAAGCGAATATTCAGTCAGCGACGACGAGGAAGACAATGTTGAGGAAGTCGTTCTCTATCAATTCTCCGCCGCCGTGAATACGGATGCCGACAGCTTTGATACCGTTCGGGACGGCGTGGTCGAAACCGAATATTACGTTCCCTGCGAGAAAATCCGGATGACCTATGAACCGGCCTCCGGTGCCATCGAGGTGTACGCACCGAATCTTGCAATGCGTCGTGACGTCGCGCGTGCTTTTGCCGACACGATCATGAACCACGAGATCAAAGGCGAGGCCATCCCGCTCAAAGATTACGATCTGGAGTCGTTCAAAAAGTCGCGCACCTTCCCCGCGCACGGCGAAAGCATCGGCACAGTTCGGGTCACTCAAATCAAGGTCGAACGCAGGCACGAGATCGGAGGCGGCGAGGTCAGTTCCAAGAAGACGGTCTATAACGCACTGGATATCCGGGTTCACCGAAACGAATCGCGTTCGATCTGGGCCACGGCGCTGGATGACTTCAAGATTGATGACCTGACTCCCTATGATGTAAAGCAGGTCAAGTTCGTGATTCAGATTCCCAAGCAAGGCGATCGCCGGGCTCATGGACTCACGGTATTGATCACCGCTCCGAATGGTTGCTCGAACGGCAACATGAGCAACGAGGAACGGGAACTGCGCGACCGGCTATTGAGTCACTGGCAGATTCTGAATGAGTTCTGAGTTAGCCCAGACCCTTTCCCGGCGCGCGGCAGGTTTGTTCCTGGACCTGCTGGAGCGCCACGACCAACTGGTATTGAGCCGTGATCTCCTACGCTACCGAGAGTTGGTCAAGGAGTTGGTGGAGTACGGCCTCCTGGCTTTTGAGACCCACGCATCGGAAATCATGGTCGACGTGACCGATGGTCAGGAGTCTGTCGAGGTTGAAATTGACAAGGTGGACGGTGTGGCTCGTTACCCGTGCCCGGAATCTGGTCGCGATCTATCGATTCCGTTGCACGAGGTCGAACTGTACCGACTCTTGCCCAAGCGCCTATGCAAAACCATCGCCGACCAATTGGAAGTTGGCGTTGAGTACGCCGGCCACATTGAAACGCCACTCCTCCCAGACGTTTTCTGGTTCATCGGCAATGCCGATTTCGGTGGCGCACGTTTGCCTGTGTTCTTCGCCCGAAGCCTGGCTCGAAATCTCGACTCAGCCATCAATGCCATGCAAGGGCGATCTGACACCGATGGCGGACTGCTTCTGTATTCAGGAATGGCCCCGAGCAACCACGTCACATTTCCCGGCCGCCACTATGCGGTCAGCCTAGCCGATGCTTATTCGACCGAGTCGAGCAACGCGACACTGGTCCGTCCGTTTCTCAATCGGATCGTCTCAGGACTGCCGCCAGACCGGAGTGATCCGCTGTTCAGCTTTAACGCCAAGTCAGGTGAACTGTTTATTCGCGGTCGCACGAAAGTTTTCAAGGGCATCCAGCGGGATATCATCGCCTGGCTATGGAAGATGCGCGAATCTGACCAAGCCGGTTTCACTTGGGCTGAAATCAGCAGGAACGCCAACTCCGACTCCAAAGGCATCGACGATGCATTCCACGGCAAGGTGACACGCGAACTCTGGGTGGAAAAGATAGCCGCCGCCCGCTACCGATTACGCCGAGACTGACGCCAACCAACCGCCTACGGGCGGTTTTTTATTGTTTCGGTTTTTCAGTAAGTTTTCAGTAAATCCGCTGGTAGAACTTCAGTAATCACGAAATCCATTCTCCGTCTTACGCCAATTGCGGCTGTTTGACAGGAGATGATCGTGACTAACGTAAAGCACCTAACCCCGGAAGAACTTGCGGAGAGGTGGAACTGTAGCGGGGAAACCCTCGCTCGCTGGCGCAGTGAAGGCCAGGGCTGTCGGTGGATGCGCATCGGCGGCTATATCCGCTACCGCATGACGGATGTTGAAGCTCACGAGGCGCAATGCCTGCGTAAGAGCACCTCGGAACGCGACTTGTCGGAGGTGACGGCATGAACAGCCAAATCCTCTCGCAAGTTTCGGCGATGCCAGCCACTCAGCTTTCCGAAGCGTCCCCCGACCTGTTGCAGAAAGCACTGATCGCGGCGATGACGGAAGTGACTCAGGCGAAAAAGCAGCTGGAGCACATCGAGCACGCCCTCGACATGCGCTACGCCCAACGAGCCAAAGCGCTGCGGCTCGCCCAAGGCAAGGACACCGGCGTCGTTCATTTCGATGACGGCAATGTTCGCGTCACTGCTGATCTCCCAAAGAAAGTCGAGTGGGACCAGAAGCAACTTCATGAACTCATCTTTCGCATCGCATCTGGGGGCGACAACCCGGCTGAGTTCATCGAGACGTCCTACCGCGTCAGTGAAACCAAGTACCAGGCCTGGCAGGAATCCCTTCGTTCCCAATTCACCCCCGCACGCACGGTCAAGGTTGGCAAGGCCAGCTATCGGCTCGTGCTGCTCTCGGATTGATCGCCATGTTTAAGAGCCTTTTCGAATCGATGCGCAAGAAGTCCCTTTCCCTGTCCGATCTGCCTGGCACCGTTCGGGTACCCAGTCACGGCGGCATGTCCTCGATCGACGGCCTGCCGCTCACCGATGCCAGCGTGGACGATCTGGCCTTCGCTATCCAGGGGCTGGAGTCCGAACTCGCGCATCTCTGCCGGCAGCTCACGGCCTTGCGGCGCTTGCACCACCTGGCCGGTGCTAGGGGTGCGTGCGGCACCGACAAAGTTCGCGCGATTCTCGGTGGGGGGCTCTGAGATGGCCTTTCCGATCATCACCGCGGACCAGCGCCTCGCCGAAAACCGCCGTTCCTCGGGCGTCATCCTGGGTCCCGCCGGGGTGGGCAAGACCACCTTGCTGAAAACCACCGAGGCGGTCACTGCCTTGTTCGTCGATATGGAGGAGGGCGATCTTGCGGTACGCGACTGGCCCTGCGACACCGTGCGTCCGCGCACCTGGCCGGAGTGCCGTGATCTCGCCTGCTTCATCGGTGGCCCGAATCCCGCACTGCGCGACGATCAGTCCTACAGCCAGGGCCATTACGACCAGGTCTGCGCCCAGTACGGTAATCCGGCGCTGCTCGACAAGTACTCGCTGATTTTCGTGGACTCCATCACCGTCGCCGGCCGCCTGTGTCTCCAATGGTCCAAAGGCCAGCCGCAAGCCTATAGCGAGAAAACCGGCAAGCCTGACAACCGTGGCGCGTATGGCCTGCATGGCAGCGAACTGATTGCCTGGCTCACGCAGTGGCAACACATCCGCAGCAAGGACGTGTGGCTGGTCGGCATCCTCGACGAGAAGTTGGACGACTTCAATCGGAAGGTGTTTTCACCG